CTGAATTCGACCGTATCAGCCCGATCGGTGATATCCGTGGCGATATTCTCAATGCTCAGCTGGTTTCAGCGATGTACGGGGCGCAGGGCGGTAAAGTCACCATTGAAGATGCTCGACTTAAGTGGAGTACAGAAGAGGACGAAGTAAACGACAGCGACGATCCTTTTGCAGGCTTAGAGGCCGCTTTGCTCGCAGCATCGGAATAAAATTGAATCGTCTCCAGCCTCGCTTCAACGCGGGGCTTTTTTTTATCTGCAATTTAAAGCGCATTCGCGTGCGCATCTTCCAGCAAGAGCTTTCCGTAGTGTGAGTCTCAGACAGGGCGGTGGATTTCATCGTTCCGCTCTTGGCTGCCCATGTCTACGCGAACAGGCTCGCACCACAGAAAGGTAAATACGATGAAATATCCAACCGTATCAGTAAACGGCGTTTCCGTTCGTGTTGACGGTGAAGGTCGCTACAATCTCAACGATCTTCATGCAGCGGCTGTGGCGGAAGGCAAAGCCACCGAATCACAGCGGCCTGGTGAATTCCTCAAAACAAAGCAAGTAAGACGGTTTGTACAGGCCCTGAGCGATGCGAAGAAAATCGCATCGGTATTAACCATCAAAGGTGGTCCGCTTCAGGGGTCATGGGGACTCGAACTAATTGCCATCCGTTATGCTGCGTGGCTTAACCCATTATTCGAGATTAAGGTATACGAGACATTCCAGATGCTGATCCGTAATGGCTTTGATGCTATGGCTCGCTTAAATAAAATTGACCATGTGATAAACACCGAAACCAAGGAAGTGAGTCAATGCGCAAGCCGTATGGGAAAATGGGGAGCTGGTGGTCGCAAACGCCTGCTTTTGGCAGCTCGCGCCCGTGTGGTTGATGAGGTTCAAATGTACCTGCCTGGTTTTGAGGCGTGAAAAACACAAATCCGTGGTTTTTGAATAGCGCACGGCGTGGGCTTTCATCGATACACGGCGACTAACTACAGCGATCCTTTTGCAGCCTTAGAGGCCGATTTGTTTGCAGCATCAGCTTGAATTAAACAACGATAGCTGAAGTCTTTCTTAACCAATGGTAGGATTTACTCATATCTTTACCAACAGGGGCGCTGTGTGAAAAAATTAATAGTTTTGACATTATCCATTTTAGTGCTGGCCGGATGTAAGCCCGGCGATGAAAAAGCTACGGAAATAGCTCAAAGGGAAATTTCATCAGTGATGAAGGACCCAGAGAGTGTGAAATTTAGGAACGTAAAATATATCAAAGGAAATGATGATAATGATTATGTAAATGGAACTGTATGCGGAGAGTATAACGCTAAAAATGGATATGGCGCCTACACAGGATACAAACCATTTTTGATTAACCTATCCATGAAATCAAAAGGCTTTTTTTCAAAGGGTGTGGAATATTCTGTCTCCCTGAAAAATATATATAACGACCCTTCGCCTGGCGAAATTAATTACTATATGAAAACATGCTCGTGAATATAATTTAATCGAAAGCCCCGCATTGCGGGGCTTTTTTATGAGGTTTGTAAATGGCAACCCTTCGCGAATTAATTATTAAAGTTTCTGCTAACTCCCAATCCTTCCAGACAGAGATCGCGCGCGCCTCTCGCATGGGGTCGGATTATTACAAAACAATGCAGAGAGGAGGGCGGCAGGCTGCTGCATCCGCACGCGAAACAAGACAGGCGCTTGCCGAAGTATCAGCCCAACTGTCAGAAACTAAAAGCGCAGCCATGGGTATGGCTGGTGCGTTTGCTGGGTTTTTTGCTACTGGACATCTTATTGCACTTGCTGATGAGTGGAGTTCTGTTAATGCACGGTTAAAGCAGGCGTCAACTTCAACTGATGATTTTTCCAATTCCCAACGATTATTGATGGATATCAGCCAGAAAACAGGTACTGCTTTTAGTGACAACGCCAGCTTATTTGCGCGTTCGGCAGCATCAATGCGTGAATTCGGTTATTCGTCAGGAGATGTACTGAAAGTAACTGAAGCTATCAGCACGGGCTTGAAACTATCTGGTGCAAATACAGCAGAGGCTGGATCGGTTATTACTCAGTTTAGCCAAGCTCTGGCACAAGGAGTGTTACGCGGCGAAGAATTCAACTCTGTTAATGAAAATGGTGATCGTATAATTCGCGCGTTGGCTGCTGGTTTGGGCGTTGCACGAAAAGATTTGAAAGCCATGGCTGACAATGGGCTGCTTACGATAGACAAAGTGGTTCCAGCTGTTACAAGCCAATTAAGATTAATGCAGGCTGAATTTGAATCTATACCAAAAACAGTCTCAGGCTCCACCCAAAAGGTTGAGAATGCTTTTCTGGCTTGGGTTGGTGGAACAAACGATGCTTATGGTGCCTCCGCTGCGCTTGCTGGTGGGCTTGATTCACTGGCTGAGAACATTGATACAGTAGCAATGGCTGCGGGAGCGTTAACTGCTGTGGGCGTGACCCGTTTTCTCGGTAACTGGACGTTGCAATTAAAGTCGCACACCGAAGAGCTTATACGGGCCAGAGGCGCAGAGATTTCGAGCACAGCGGCCAAAATTGAGGGGGCAAATGCTTCTCTTGCACAGATCGAATCAGAAAAATCACTTCTCCTTTCAAATCAACGATCGCTCGTGGCTCAATTAGAATTGGCGCAGACTGAAAAACAACGTGCGACTATCAGAACACTTCTGGCCAAAAACTCAATGGATATGGTAAAGGCTAACAAAGCCGAGACCGCGACCGTTAATGAGCTATCAATGGCAAACCAGAGGTTGAATGCGCTAACCTCTGTTACAAGAACGGCATGGGCTGGAGTATCCTCCTTATTTGGTGGCATTCCAGGGATTTTAATGCTAGGGGCAGGCGCATGGTATACATGGTATCAGAATCAGGAGCAGGCACGTCAGTCAGCTATACGGTATGCTTCAACCCTTGATGAAGTTGTTGAAAAATCGAAGGAGATGAGCGCGATCCAACTGCGTGGTTCAGTAGCGGATTCCGGTGACTCTATTGATGCGCTGAAAGATAAACTGGAAGACTTGAGAGACGCACAGGCAGAAGCGGCTGCAAAGGTTCAGGAATACACCACACTGGCACGGCAAATGGGTGTTCAGAACATTGAAAATAACGGTCATTTGCAGAATGCCGCTAAATATCAGAGGGAATATAATAAAATATCCCGAGATATTGCTGACACTACATCTCAATTAAACAATGCTGTAGATGCGCAAAATAAGTTACAAACTGAATTAGCCTCAAAAGTTCAGGCATCGGCAGTCGCTTTTGACAAAATCAAAAATTCGATAATTGGTGCGCTGAACGTTAATGAAGCAATGGCAACTTCGTTGTCAGTTACCATTCAATTCATGGACGAATTAAAAAAACGTTCTGGGAATGGCCAGTCTCCAACAGCCCAGACCAACACAGCTTATGATAATTTTATAAAGCAACAGAAGGAGAGCATAGCCCTCTCTCAAAAAGAAGGTGTTGAGCGGGCCAAGCTTAAAGCGCTTCAGGATGCCATCAAACAGGGAGCGGTTAGAACTGATAATAAAGGTAATATTTTACCGGGGCAGGATGAGCAGATCGCAGCTATTCAAGGTAATGCTGCTACAGACTTTAAACTTAACGAATCGCAAAAAAAAACTCGTGGAAAGTCAGAGGTAGAAAAAAATGAAGATGCGTATACCCGCATTGTTAAACAACAAGAAGAACAGATTGCACTCGCCGGACAAAGCAATGAACTGGCAAAAATAAAATATCAGATAGTTCAGGGGGAGTTAGCTTCACTCGATCAAGCTAAAAAAGAAACCCTTCTGCACAATGCTGCGCTTATCGATCAGAAAAACATTGCTGAACAGTTAAAAACGTTCCGTGAGGGGCTCGCTGACAGCAACGCTGCTGCGCGTGATCGGGGGGATATTGATTTTCTTGGTGCCGGGATGGGGCATAAGGCCCGCGACCGCATGAAGGAAATGGCGGATATTCGCACTGACTTCCGTAAGCAGCAGGATGAGCTTCAGCGTGACTTTAACAAGAAGCAAATTTCTGAAGACCAGTACAAACAGCAAACGGAAGCGCTGCAGGCGGCGCTTGCTGAACGGTTAGCGATTCAGGAGGACTACTACAAAAAGACCGATGAACAGCAGTCAGACTGGCGCACGGGGATCAGCGATTCACTGATGAATTATGTGGATCAGGCCAGTGACCTTAGTTCAATGGCGGCATCAGCGACGAGCGAAATTCTCAATAACGCCACTAACTCTATTTCCAACAATATGACCGACGTTCTTACTGGGGCTGTGTCATTCAAGGAAGGCATCTCGAACGTTTTCACGTCTATGGGTGAAACCATTATTAAGACGCTGATTCAGGTAGCCACGCAAGCACTGATCACGAAAGCGATCCTGTCGATGGTTGGCGGTGGGGCTGGTGGGCTGTTCGGGAGCCTGTTCGGTGGGGCTAGCGGAGCGGCCAGCAGCGGAACAGCTATCCAGAGCGCTGGCGCGAATTTCTCGTTTAACGCCCTGGGCGGCGTCTACGATTCTCCTTCTCTTTCTGCATACAGCGGCGGCGTATACAGCACTCCGCAGTATTTTGCGTTTGCAAAAGGGGCTGGCGTGTTTGCCGAGGCTGGCCCGGAAGCCATCATGCCGCTAACCCGTGGTGCTGATGGTTCCCTGGGTGTTCGCGCGGTAGGTCGTCAGTCGCCGGCGGTTCAGGATGCGGCGAGGCAGATCGAGGCTCAACCTCGGATCGCCGTCAGCGTTGACGCCAGAAGCACCTTTACCGGACAGCCGGACGACGCAACGATGCTGGCCGTTGAACGAAGAAATGATGCACTCGAGCAGCGGATCATTAACACCCTTACCGCTGAAATTAACAGTCCACAGAAGAAGTTCGGGCGCGCGATTTACTCGAATCTGCAAGCCAAAAAGCCCACCTGATTACCTGCCCGGAGGGAATATTCATGGCAGATATTATCTACCCGGACGATTACCTGCCCATGCCTCTCATGGACGGTTACGGGTTTAAACCGATATCGCCACTTAAACGCACGGAAATGACGTCTGGCCGCGCACGCCAGCGGCGTCTTTACACCTCAACACCGACCCAGGCCTCAGTTAAATGGATTTTCCAGACTGACGCGCTGGCGCAGGTGTTTGAGGCGTTTTTCCGGGATGCGCTGAAAGATGGACAGTCCTGGTTTTACATAAGGTTGCAGACCCCGATCGGAGTGAAACCTTACAAAGCCAGATTTGTTGATATCTACGATGGACCGACGCTCGTCGCTCCAAAATACTGGCAATACAGTGCGACCCTGGAGCTTTGGGAGCGACCATTGCCGCCGGTGGGCTGGGGGAATTACCCGGAATGGCTGGCTGCACAATCACTGCTGGATATCGCACTGAACAAAGAGTGGCCGAAAGCATGACCATACTCGAAAGACTCTATGCCAGCAGCGGATTGGAAGTCATTCACGATACGCTGCAAATTGCAGCCGGTGATCAAAATTACTGGCTGACCAGCGGCTGGGATAATGTTTCCGTTACTCTCGAAAATGGTCAAACGGCGACGTTTGAGGGATGTGCGATTGACATCGCGTTACCCGCCCGCAATGCCGATGGAACTCAGGATTTAAAATTTGCGATCAGCAATATCGACGGTGAAGTATCTGGCGCCATCGATAATCTGCTCGATGAAATGAAGTCAGCAACGTTGACGTTTCGCCGGTATATCTCAACCGATTTATCAGCCCCTGCCGCTGCGCCTTATACCCTTGATGTAAAGTCCGGCTCCTGGACACAAACATCCGTTCAGGTCACTGCGGGGTATATGAACATCCTTAAAACGGCGTGGCCGCGTAACCGATACAACCTCGCCGAGCATCCTGGCTTACGCTACTGATTTGAGGTTTCCCCTATGTTTAGCCCTGAAAAATACCGTTCAGTCACCTGGCTGAAAGGCGGTCGCGTATACCCGCAACTCGACTGTTTCGGAATCATTAATGAAATTCGTAAAGATCTCGACCTGCCATTATGGCCAGACTTCGCTGGCGTCACGAAAGACGAAGGAGGCCTCGACCGCGAAGCCCGGAAATTCATGAAATCGCTCACGTGCTGCGAACCATGCTTAGGCGCCGGTGTGGCCTGCTATTCGGGATCTACTGTCACACACGTGGGGATTGTAGTGCAGTTGGATAACCAGCTGCAGGTCGCGGAATGCAACCCGGGAACGCACGTCACTTTTTTGCCGCTGGCGCGCTTCGTTCGACGATTTAACCGCGTGGAGTTCTGGCAATGACAATCAGGATTTTCCCCTCCCGACTTCCGGGGGAGCCGCTGGAGCGGCACGAACACGGCCCCCTGACTTTGCACGAATGGATGTCGAAAAACGTCCCGAGTTATTCGCTGGAAAAAGTGCACCCGATCACTGTAGAGCTCAGCGGTCAGATTTTACCGCCGAATGAATGGCCATTATGTTACCTGCAGCCAGACAGTGACGTCAGGATATACCCTGTCCCGTACGGTACCGGGCTGGAAATCGCGGTGTGGGTATCGATCGCTGTCTCGATAGCATCGACAGCCTATGCGCTGTTTTTCGCTCCAAAACCCGAGCTGGGCGGGTTTTCATCTAACAATGGCACCTCACTTGACCTGAACCCGGCAAAAGCGAACACGGCAAAGCTTGGCGACCCAATCAGAGAGGCGTTCGGTCGCAACAGGATTTACGCGGATTATCTGGTACAACCCATGACCCGCTTTGACCCGAACGACCCGACCATAATGCGCGTGGAGATGTTTGTTTGCCTGGGCTATGGCCGGTTTTCTTATGCTGGTGGTGATTTTCGGGTGGGGGAAACCCCGGCGCTTACACTGGGTGATGGTTTCAGCTTCACAGGTTATGGGCCTGGCGAAAACGTTGCTGGCGATCATCGTAGTGAATGCTGGTTTAATTCTACTGAAGTGGGCGGTACATCGAGCGGATCTGGGTTGGATATGGCCCAGACAGCACCAGAAACCAGCGATATTATCGCTGACGCAATGACAGTATCCGGTAGTTCTGTTTCGTTTATTGGCCTTGACGTTGATGACGATAATGACAGTAACAATGATGCAAACAAGTTGCCTCCATCCTGGGTTGAAGGGGCAATTGTTACATTGCTGGCTCCGCTCAATATTCAGGTATCAACCGTTGCCGGCGCGAACGTGCTGGCCAGCGACATGCTGGCTGAGAGTGCCCCGTATGTCGGTATGCCCGTGACGTTGAACTTCAGCGGTGTTGATTATGACCTGCAGATTGCATCGTTTACGCCGCAACAGAATGCCGTTCCGGGCGTTGGTGGAACTGCCGCGGTGTTGCGCGGGAATGCGGCGCCGACCACATATGATTTTTCCACTGTCGGGCAGACGTTTACCGTGACCTGGCAGGGGACTACGTATACCGTTTCGCTGGTGGCTGATTACGGCACTATGTCGGGGTTGCTCACGGCGATTAACGGAGGACTGACCGGGTCAGGGTTAATCGCCCACGATGACGGCGGAGTGGTGCGTATCGTTGAGTTATCGAGTCCGTGGCGCGGTGGTTCCATCACTGCTTCACCGCTCCCGTTTTCCGTTTTTGGTGATTCGCCAGAATTTACTGCCGGCACGGCGTCCAGCGGCGGTACGCCTGCGATTACGGCCAGCGTAACACTGGCGTATGAGTCGGGGACATCATTCTCCGGTCTTCCAGACGGGATCCTGAGAATAGCTCTGGCCCACCGCGGCAATGAATACAGAATTTCATCGGTTGATGGTCCAACTGCATCTGTTCAGCGCTTTGTTAACGGAGCGGTCGATAATACCTGGCCTGGATTTGCGACACGTACCGTCGTTGATTTTTCGGCATCGGGTATTAACGACAACAATACGTGGATGGGGCCATTTTTGGCCTGCCCTCAAAACGAAGTGATCGATGCTTTCGAGGTGAATTTTTCGTTTCCAAACGGGATATGCGGCTTCAACAACAAAGGTGGTAAACGCATTCGTCACGTTGAATGGGAAATCCAGTACCGCGTATATGGCTCAGGCTCCGGCTGGGCGAGTAAGCAGGGGGTCTATGCCCTGCAGAACGTCAACGGGTTGGGCTTCACTGAAAGATTTAACCTTGACGCGCCGGGACTGGTAGAGGTTCGCTGCCGCCGCCGTAACGAGCAGGGTTCGAACAATGCCCGTGATGCCATGTTCTGGCAATCACTCTCCGGGCGGTTACTGGCGCGCACCACCTCTTATGCGGGCATCTCTACGATCGGTATCACGGTAGAAACCGGCGGCCAGCTGGCTGCCCAGTCAGATAAGCGCGTCAGCGTGGTGGCAACACGGAACTATGACGGCGGAGGCGACCGGACTATCAGCGGTGCGTTTTATCATCTTGCTCATAGTCTGGGCTATCGGGACGATCAGATCGACATGGCTACCATCAATATGCTGGAGTCCACCTACTGGACTCCGCGAGGTGAGTATTTCGATCATCAGGCATACCTCGACAGCACGTCGGCGAAAGATATTTTCGACAAGATAGCTGAGGCCGGCATGGGCTATTTCCTGCTTTCAGATGGGATGCTATCTGTCGGTAGGGAAGGCGTCAAAAACTGGACCGGTATTATCACGCCACAGGATACGGTTGAAGAAATGCAGACGGCGTTCCGTGCTCTGACTGACGATGATTTTGACGGTGTGGACGTGAAATACATCAACCCCACAACTTGGGCGGAGGAAACCGTGCAATGTCGCGCGCCCGGTAATCCTTACCCGCGCAAGGTCGAATCCTACAAAATCGATGTGGTGATGAGCGCAGACAGGGCATACCGCATTGGTATGCGCCGTCTCATGAAATATCTGCATCAACGCCGGACCTACACGACGACGACCGAAATGCTGGGTTGGTGTCATGAGTTTGGCGATCACATCATTCTCTCTGATGATATTCCTACTGGTAAAACAATCAGCTGCCTGATCGAGGCCATGGCATTCGATGATGAAGTTATCACCTTAACGGTCACTGAGCCTCTGGACTGGAGCTACGCTAACCCGCGCTGCTGGATACAGTTTCAGGACGGTCGGCCATCAACCCGCTTATTAACCCCGACGCGCGTCGATGACTTTACTCTTTCAATACCGTACAACGCCGATCTGCATCCTGAAGACTGGACGATGGATGACCCGGATATTGAATTACCGCGCCTGCTGTTTTGCGACAGCGAGAAGGGTGCACGACACGGAATTATTCAGGAAATAGTCCCCTCGGATGACGGCACCTGTCAGGTGACCGCCCCGGAATATAAAGAAATTTTCTACGCATACGACGACGCCACATACCCCGGCGACGTCGCGTAATACCCCATAAAAATCCCTTTCAACTTTTCTTTCGCTCAAACCCTCGTTTGTGCGAACGCCTTTTTTGGAGCAAAAAACATGGCCGAACTTAACCCGCCACTGGGAACGACGACGCCTGAAATATTCCTGGATAACGTCAAGCGCGCTGACGAGCTGGTTAACGGTCCGGCAGGTACGGTTAACGACCGCGGCGGTGAACCGCTGGATACGTGGCGCCAGATGATGGCGAAAAATGATGAGATTCGTCAGAACCTTGTGCCATTGAGTAAGCAGTACATGACGATTGAAGCGGCTCAGGCTGATATTGTTAATATCCCGGATGGCTCAACAACCTATGTACGCAGCCCTGATGGCGGCACACTGGCGGATGAGTATATTAATAACGGTGGCACGCTGGCGGCTACGGGCAGAGCTATGCCGTCGATGAGCGCTCTGAAAACGGGATACATTACAGGGGATGCTAAAAGCGATGCGGAAATTGTTGCCGGGCTGGTGATATATGCTGATGGCTCTACTGCATCGAGCCCTACGTGGAATGCCTGGTATCTGAAAGTCAGGGCGGGCGAGAGCGTCACCTATAGCGGAACAGTGGGCTCTAACATTGCCGGCGAACAGATGGCGTATCTTATCCAGCTGGACGCCAACAAAGCATTCGTGGCATCTCTGGCTGAGTGGACATCAACCGGGAACGTAACGGATAAAGCCACGTTGTCAGCAGTTGCGACTCAGGACGGGTATATTTACGTCCGGGTGAGGGATACGGCAGCATTCACTCTGACGCAGCGCAAAAAAACGATTCTGGTTGAATCCGATATTGACTTCAGTGGTGGTGTGGCGAGCTATGCCAGCTATCAGAACGTGCTGGCGAATAAACCGCTTGTCGATATTACTTCATCTCAGAGTACTGCATGGGTGACCGGGCGGGTGATTTATGCCGATGGTACCCGCACAGATGCGGCCGGAGAGTCATGGCGTGCTGCTTACGTTCCCGTAAAAAAGGGGGATGTTCTCGAATATCACGGTGAGATTGGCAGCGCCACACCCGGCGAGCTGATGGCGTACATAATTCAGCTCGACGCCAGCCTTAATGTGGTGGGGAATCTGGCGACTTATTCGTCGGAAGGAGTCCAAAAGACAGGTGTTTTAGCGGGCGTGGCAACCCAGGACGGTTTCGCTTACTTCCGTGTACGGGTGACCACGCCGGAAGCGGCGATTTATCAGAGCAGAGAGCGGTTCACACCCGGCGCAGATGTATTCGGCGTCAAAACTGTAACGTCTGTGAATGCGGCCAACCGCGTGACTACGGATGTCACGAATGCTTCAACCACCACATATATTATCGGGCGTGTCATGTCAGCGGATGGTTCGGTGGTGGACAACGCAGGAGATAGCTGGAAAGCAGCTTATCTGCCCGTGAAAGCAGGAGAGGTTATTCAGTATCACGGCCAAATCGGCTCCGGCACTTCTGGCCAGGTACTGGCTTATATCATCCAGCTCGACAGTGCGATGAAATTTGTGGCGCCACTCGCCACCTATACTTCGCCCGGCTCGTCCAGCGCTGGTGTTATGACTGGTGTCGCCACACAGGATGGTTTTGTTTATGTCCGGGTGCGTTTGACTGATCCTGCAGCAACCATTACAAAGACAACGCAACTGTTTTCCCTGCCCGGCAACGTATACGCTGTAATGAACCCGGCCGATATTGCTGCGGCTAACAGAACAACCCTTGACGTGACCAGTGCACCGGATACATACACTATCCCGGGGCGGGTTATATACTCCGGCGGGCTGATTTCTGACACCGCAGGTGAGAACTGGAAAGCAGCGTATGTTCCTGTTCGCGCTGGGGATATCGTGCGCTATTTCGGGCAAATCGGCTCCGGCACGGCAGGCGAGGTTATTGCTTATATCATTCAGCTGGATGCGGCAATGGCAGTGGTGGCTAATCTTGCTACTTATACGTCACCGGGTGTCACCAGCAATGGCGTAATGTCCGGCGTGGCAACCCAGGATGGTTTCGTTTACGTGCGCGTACGCGTCACCACACCCGCGGCAACCATAACACGGACGTCTCAGGATAAAGCCCTTGCATCAGACCTGAGAGGGTCGGTAAAAACTGTCGACTATACCAGCGTGGCATCAGTTATTGCTGATAACTCAGTGATGTACAGCGGCGGTAATATCGTCTCCGGCTCTGCTTACAGTGCCTGGCGGATGTATTACATCCCGGTGCGGAAAGGCGATTCTGTCGAGATGTACGGGCAGTACGGCTCCGCCACCGTCGGAGAACTTATCGCCTATATCATGCAATGTGACGCGGACAAGGGATGGGTGTCGGACCTCTTCACCTTCAAATCGGGCGGCGGATATGTGACGGCAACGTATCGCGGAGTGGCCACACAGGACGGTTACGTTGCGGTGCGCGTCAGAAAAACAACCGATCCCGTATACGCCGTCAGGAAGATTTATCCCAATCAGGTCGCCAGAGTCAATGACGTGTCCGCCATGATTGAGCAGTCCACACGGAGCAGTCAGGCAAAAGCAAAAGTTTTTAACGCGCCTTACCATGTCGATTTATCCGGGCTGCCTGAAAAGACGCCTGATTTCGACAGTTTCAGCAACCCTCTGGAATACACTTTCACTAAGCAGTGGGCGCGTCGCGATTTTTACAATGCCGCTGACTCGTTCATGCTCTCTTTCATGGACCTGGAAAACAATCCCTGGAATCTGCAGAGCAATATTTACGATATCACCGCCGGGAATGTGTTTGCTTATTCCTGGTCAACAGGAAAGGTCTCTTTCCGTAACCCGACAGCAAATGGCCGGGTGGTGATGTTCGCGGATCGCTATATGCCCTTTGCAACCAGTGAGATCGCGATCGACAGGCTGGCAGGCAATGCCACGATGGGGATAATGTTCGCGGATGTTGACCAGCAGAACAGTGTTTCGGTCCGCGTCTCGAACAGCCAGGTTATCTGTGAAATCTATGCCGCAGGGAGTCTGCTTGATACCACCACGTTCGCCGGTTCGGATATGACCGGCGCAGTGCTTCAGGTGCAAAATACCGGGGTGTCACTGCTGCTGAAGAAAGTGAACGCTGACGGAACGTGGAAATGGATTGGTCGCTATGAGCACTATGCCATCTTTGATGCCCGCAAGCTGGAATACCTGGATACGTGGAAAACGTACGTGTTCGCACAAACGGATGCATATTCGGCCAGTGATGTTGCTGTCTTTAGTGGTTTTTCAAACCGAATTGCCAGCGGGGCGAATTCCGTCTCCATTCGCTTTCTGACCTATGAAGACGGAACGTTTATTCAGCGCGGTAACTGGCTTTATTTTCTCGTTGAGGGAACAGGGACCACTATCTCCGACCTGTACACCCAGATAGTCCGTATCAACTTCAACAGCGGTGAAGTCCAGATGATTGGCGCGATTTTCCAGGTGCGGACTGACGGAACCGATGAGGATGTCGTGCTGGGTGATGACAGTATCAAGGCGGTGTATGACCGGAACAGTCAGAGCTGGAAGGGCATCTCGTGCGGTATGGACTATCAGGGGAAAGGGCTGGCCGATAACAACCGGCCAAAACTGTACTTTGAGACGAAACAGGACTTGCTGCAGGGCGGCGTGATCATCGTCAGAAACTCTGTGCAGATGAAGAACGCGAACGGCAGTTTTTTCGGGATCGGGGCAAGCTACGTGGAGGATATCGATTTCTACTATGAAGCTTCGAGCAGCCAGTGGGTGATGACGGGAAACACCATTTCCAGCGGATGCAAAACCTTCCGGAGCCCGACGCTGTACGACGGTATTGTGCAGGAATATACGACAGCCGAAGTCCCTGCTGGCGTGCGCGATACAGGCAACCAGTTTGTGCATTTCGGAGAAACTGTCTATCTGACAAGCGGGGGAACGGCCAACCGGATGCATCTGCGCAAGTATGAGGCAGGTCTGACGTTCCTGGGTGAATTTGTGCAGGATGTGTATCTGGCTCCGAACACAACCGGGCCATGGTGCACGCTGGTCCCGTTCACCAATGGAGATGAAACAGAGCTTTTCATGCTTTCCTTTGACCGTTCCGATTTGTATGAAGGTCTGGGTAACGGTGCATCGACATACGATCACGGCGGTCTGTACTGCTGGAAAGCGAGTCTTTAATCACTTTGCTGCTGGCATAAATTGTATTAGCTCAGACCTGATCTGACAGTTACCGGTTATTTATACAGGTATCTGTCAGGTTACATCTGGCTTAAATTTTTCTCAGCCCAGAACACGAAGCGGCCGGGTTTAAAGAGGGCGTTAAAACGCCTCAAAAAAGGGGATACGCTGGTGGTCTGGAAACTAGACAGACTTGGCCGTCGAATGTGGGACCTGATTAAGCTGGTGGGGGAACTGCAGGAGAAGGGAATTTACTTTCGTAGTCTCACAGACAGTTTTGATACCGGAACGCCAGCTGGCCGGTTTGTCTTCCATGTTATGGGTGCATTAGCTGAAATGGAGAGAGAGCTAAACATCGAACGTACTCGCGCAGGTCTGGCCGCAGCTCGCGAACGTGTCAGGATCGGCGGTCGTCGTAAAATCATGACCCGCGCTATCGTCAACCGGGCGGAAGAATTGTTAATCGCTGGCGCGACCCGGCAGCAGGTGGCCGACGTGATAGGGGTAGGGGTGAAGACGATCTACAAATATTTACCTGCACGGTGAGGATGATCACCTGCGCGCCGTATGCAAGAGCGCGTAGGTGATCAAGGCTGCATAGGCAGTGAACAGCATTTGATATTTTACTCGCGCTTCGTTTACTGACGTAGCCCGGAAAGCTCTTAAATGTGGAAACTACTGCCAAACTTTTTCACCGATTTTCACAGCTGCCATGATGGCCTGTTCGGTTTCCTTGTAAAAATTTGGTGTGGCCAGTTCCCAGCGACCATTCTTATGCACCATCAGAATGTAGTCAGAGATAAGGCCTGGGTCCTTAACGACGGCAAAGGTCAGCATATCAGTTGAAGGCCTGGGTAAAATGTTATCCGGAGGGAGGTAGATGCGCACCCCGGAGACAATCACATTCGCAATTTCCATCACTCCTCCATCATCCACATATCCGCCTCTTCAAACATCTCCTGGACAACCCGGCTGATTTGCTCTTTTTCGTGCTTACTGGCATCGGTATTGATCGCCGGCAAAGTCATCATCGGCTTTACACGGACCTCGGCATCGGGAAAAATCCTGTGGACTCGCTTAGTTAATTCAGCCGTAATTGTCTCCCTTGCACCGGCCATCCCCTCAAAGTTTCTCTTGTCGTAAATCAGTTCCACAAACATTTCGCGCTCCTATTTACTGGGTATAATTACAGTATATATACTGTATGCATGAACAGTGTCAACATGAGGAAGTGCGTTATGAAGTTTTACACACCAACTGAGCTCCGAGAGGTCCTATTTATACCGCTATTCAGTGACCCGGTGCAGTGCGGATTTCCCAGCCCGGCTCAGGATTATGTTGAACAGCGAATTGATCTCAACGAGTTGTTGATTAATCACCCCAGCGCTACATATTTCGTTAAGGCCGCCGGAGACAGCATGATCGAGGGCGGTATCAGTGAGGGCGATCTCCTAGTCGTCGATAGCTCGCGTAAGGCTGAGCATGGCGATATCGTGATTGCTTCTGTCGAGGGGGATTTCACCGTTAAAAAATTGCAGCTGCGACCGACAGTTCAGCTTAACCCTATGAACAGCGCTTATTCCCCGATCGTCGTCGGGAGTGAAGACACGCTCGATATTTTTGGCGTCGTTACCTACATAATTAAAGCGGCGGGCTGAGATGTTCGCGCTCTGTGATGTGAACTCATTTTATGCGAGCTGCGAGACCGTGTTTCGGCCCGACTTGAAAGGGCGGCCGGTGGTCGTCCTGTCGAATAACGACGGTTGTGTGATTGCGCGCTCTGCGGAAGCAAAGCCGTTCGTGAAGATGGGAGAGCCGTACTTTAAACAAAAAGATCAGTTCCGCCGGCAGGGCGTGATCTGCTTCAGCAGTAATTACGAGCTTTATGCGGACATGTCGAACCGGGTGATGACAACGTTAGAAGAGCTTTCACCGCGGTGCGAAATTTACAGTATCGATGAAGCCTTTTGTGATCTCACCGGCGTTCGTAACTGCCGGGACCTTACCGATTTTGGCCGGGAGATACGTGAGACAGTGTTACGCAGGACACACCTAACCGTAGGTGTGGGAATCGCCCAAACAAAAACACTCGCGAAGCTGGCTAATCATGCGGCAAAGAGGTGGCAGCGGCAAACCGGCGGGGTGGTTGACCTGTCAAATATCGACAAACAACGTAAGTTGATGGCCGCACTGCCAGTGAATGAGGTTTGGGGCGTCGGGCGCCGCATCAGTAAAAAGCTGGAAGCTATGGGCATCAAAACCGTGCTGCAGCTGGCTGATACTGATATCCGTTTTATCAGGAAGCATTTTAATGTGGTGCTGGAGCGAACCGTGCGGGAGCTACGCGGGGAACCTTGCCTCGGTCTGGAGGAGTTCGCGCCGGTAAAACAGGAAATTGTCTGCAGTCGGTCGTTCGGTGGGCGTATCACGGAATACCATGAGATGAGGCAGGCGATATGCAGTTACGCTTCGCGCGCAGCTGAGAAACTTCGTGGTGAGCACCAGTATTGCCGGTTTATCTCCGCATTTGTCAAAACGAGCCCGTTTGCGCTGAACGAGCCGTATTACGGCAACAGCGCATCGGTCAAGCTGCTGACCCCGACCCAGGACAGCCGGGATATAATCGCCGCGGCGACCAGGTGCCTGGATGCTGTCTGGAAAGATGGGCATAGGTATCAGAAAGCCGGCGTGATGCTTGGTGACTTCTACAGCCAGGGCGTCGCCCAATTAAACCTGTTCGATGACAACGCTCCGCGGCAGAACAGCGAAAAGTTAATGGAGGTCCTGGATCATCTCAATGCCAAAAATGGGAGAGGGGCGTTGTACTTTGCAGGGCAGGGCATACAGGCCGGTTGGCAGATGAAACGAGAGATGCTTTCCCCGAGGTATACAACTCGGTTTTCAGATATTATTTCAGTACGGTAAGATGTTACATCAAGAAATTATATATTAATTTGTGAGGAATATATGCAAGAAGAAAAACTAAAAAAAGCCATTGAAGAATGGGATGCAGTAATACATGAGAATTTTCACAAAGGAATGATAAATGGAGCTAGCTTGGCCACAAGTGAGACAACCTCTATCTTAGATAAATTTAGCATGTGGTTATTAGTTGGCGTTGGTGGTACTGCTGCATTAATTATTGCGAATATTGATAAAATAACTCCATATACTGGTATTATAGGATTTAAATGTATTGTTTTGTTTTTGTGTATGTCTGCAGTATTTGGTTTTTTATCTAAATATTTTTCTATAGTAGTGCACTCGTCTGTTGCTGTTAGCATTCGAATGGCTCAGATCTCGACTGAGGAGTTAAAAAAATACGAGGAAAACTGTAAGGCCCGAGATGAGGTAGGGCAGGAAATATCATACGTTAGTAAAAAAAATGTAGATGTGAATGAGTTTATTAACGACTACATCAAATTATACCCAAGTGATTTTTTGAGGAAGAAGATAAAAAAGACATTCGACAAAATGAGTCAGGACAAACTTCATGGCAACAGAAGTGCTGTAAAATGTGTAGTTTATCAAAGTGTATGTTTAGTTTTGCAAGCTCTTTTTTACATATTCTTTCTTATATCTGTAGCCGTATTAATCGGTATCAAATAGTAATGTTATTTATTAGGTAACTCAATTGATGTGTAATGTTGCCGACTCCTTGGGATGCAGGGTACCAGATGAAATGGTTGACAGACACAGTTCCATTTGCGCCGTTCTCTTCTGCCTCTTTACCCTCGATACTCCGTTACATCCATTCATCTACGGCTAAAGGAACCAGAACGAGCGGCCGGCTGGTCGAGGATGTCGACCAGCCACTGATCCGCAGTCGCGGTCACAATCAAAGATCCCTCGGCTTCATCCCCTCGTTCGAACGGAAAGTTCTCGATCTATTTGGGAGGAAAATAGCCCCGGAAAGGTTGTCATTGACGGGAGTTTCTCCCCATTAACTCCCCGTACAAAAAACCGACATAAAAAACCAGCCTTAAAAGTCTGGTTTTTTAGGGATTATTGGTCGGCACGAGAGGATTTGAACCTCCGACCCCCGACACCCCATTACACCGGAGTTAATGGAACGAGGACGAAGAAGGCTGAGCTCCCTCGGTGACAGACAACTGATATGAAAGTATTAAATAATTAGGAAGTATAATTATTTATCTATATATTCATTTTTTAAAACAACTCTATTTAGAAGACTTCTCCCCAGATAAATATCCGAATGTACCTCCAATAATCGCGGTTATAACTGGCATTATTTTTGACGTAAACTCACTTCCTTTTACTGAGTCTAGTGCATACATGATTGCAATTGATAAAATACATATCGCTAAGATTATTGTCATTGCGGAAAATATTATTGTCTTGTTTCTACTATCACCAATAGCTTTAATTTGAGCTGCGGATTTAGGTTTTATAGCTTCTAACCTTTCCTCTATCATTCTCTCAAAAGCATTCCATGCTGCATCAAGTTGTAAAGTTGATGAAGATGACATGTTAGCTGAAGAACCAAAGGCTGAGCTTGACGATGAAAATGGATTTATTTTAGCCATTTACAAGATCCCCTCGATAGAGCTTGTTGCTAATTCCTTTATTTTTTTAGTGAGGATTTCAATGAGCAAATCTTTACTCATCGGGGTCTCGCTAGGCATGTTATTTATATCTTTTTGAATGAAGACTCCATTTGAAGAAATGGAACGAGTATCGATCTGCGCGTTGTTGATTGAATAAATGTTGTTAAATGTGTAGCCGAAATCAGATGATGGCTTGTTATATCTTAAATTGAATTCTGAGACATTGCCCAAATCTTTTTTGGCTAGTTTACGTGAGAGTGTTATCGCTGGGTTTTTATCCAACTCAAAATAGCTACCTATAATGCCAATTCTATTTAATTGAACATCACTAGGTATGTTTTTGATGATTAACTTAGCTTTTAGAATGAAATCGGAAATAGCATCGCCTTCCTTTAGAGGTGAGTCAACCATATTCATGGTTATATCCATTCTTGATAGTGAAATGTTGATGCTATAAATACCTGATGCACTCGTTGAACTAACTCGAGGAATTTCTGGAGGGATTTCAGGTGGTAAGGGTATAATCTGAGGCATCGAATCGAAAATGTTACCTGAGGATTCGTTTAACTTTGATAGAAATTGATCTGGTCTAGTAATGGTGTTAGTGAAAAAAATTGCGAGTTGATACGTAAAAACGTGTACCATACAAAACCTCTGTGTGCATTGATAAATGGTTTAAAATAAAACCATGGTTAAATAACTTGTATTAAATTTTATTTAATGTGTTTTTATCATTAAATCTAATTCATTTCAATTGAAATTTTAAGATGATTGATTTGACTTTTATTTTTTTATTATAAAACAATATGTTAGTGTGTTGATTAAGCCTGAGCAGGATGGAGGTGAAGGAGTTCATCGTAAAAGGCCTGCATAAAATCCAACCTTATCAAAGGTGGTTTTAAATGAACTGCAGGGAGAATTCAAAATATTTTTAATTAAAATGTGTATGCTCGTATTCGCGGGTGAACTTAATATGAAAGGTATGGTGATCAATAATTTAAATAATGGAGCGAGTTTTTACTAATGACAAAATTAAAGTGAAGTTTCAAGGGCATTCAAAAATTGAACATAAATCAGCGTAAAAATATATGGATATCACGCTAGTATAAAAATATTCATTGAATAGAAACGCTGAATATTTGCGTGGTTCCTATCATATCAGGGGAAAAGACGAAATCACGCTCGCCTGTTCGAAAACGTAGACGAGGTTATTCCTCACGAGTTTTTGATTGAGCAAATGTCCACACATAGTTACCTACAGCTGTCAGACTGAAAGCATAGAAGATGACGAAAGTTGCGGAATTAGTTGAGACACATGCCTGAGGGCCAACCAGCTCATTAAATTGTGGATATTTTCCCCAAAACTATAAACAATTATTGGAAAATCAGTTGGTTAGATGGTGCGGTTTGAGGCTGGGAAAATGTCATTATTATAATTTTTTATTAGATTTTTCATAGGGATAAATATCAGTTAGTCATGTACTGCTGCGCCACATGCAGTGGTTCGAAGCCGCAGACTTAATCGTTAAAGGCACTGAAGGCGCAATTGCTGCCAAGACCGTGACCTATGACTTTGAGC